TCATCTTCTTCAGGCCCCTTCAGGTTGATACCAATCAACGTCGGGCGATTTACGTTTGGGTCCGCCTCGAGCAATCCGTGGTGCTTCGCGAGCAGGCGCAGCGCACTGATCTTGTCGTGCATCTCGACCTCGACGTTGTGGCCATGCTGCGTCGCCGTGACCTTCACGCGCTTCACCGCCTTCCTCGCGCCGTGGCTGAGCTGCTCAGAGCCCTTGAACGCGACGCGCCCGTGCTCATCCCACGCCACAATGTCCGTGATCTCGGACGCGGCAATCGCCTCGAGCTCCTGACGCACGGCTTCGCGGCGCTCGTCGTCCTGACTTTGCAGCGCGGCGCGCGCCTCGCGAACGGATACGGGTTTGTCAGTCATCGGGGATCTCGCCTAAGCCGTCGCACTCGACGCAATCTTGCGTGGAGTACGTCACCCACGGCCCGTGACCGTTGACGCCGTAGCGCATAACCTCCTCGTAGCCGGCGCCGTCGCACTCCGGGCATGTCCGCCAGCCCGCGTCAGGCATTTTGTGGGAAATCCCGCTTGAGGCGCTCCAGGTATAGGATCGCGTCCATCAGCTCCTCCTGCGCGTCGATGATCCATTGGCGTGTCGGCGCGTCGTTCTCGGCCATCGTGCATCCGTAATGGCGGATTCCCTCGGCGCTGCGGTCGTGGAACCGGCGCGTCACGGTTGCGACGATGGGGTCCGGCTCCTCGGCCTTGTGCAGCGCGCGGCGGCGCTGGCAATCGGCGCAATTACATCTCATGGGCAAAACTCCTAAAATTTTGCGCGAGGCCCCCCTGTGAGTAAGGCCGGGGTGCCCCCCCTAGGGGTGGGGTCTCGAGGCCGAATCGGCCCGATCTGGGCCAACCTCGAGGTAGCTGCGGGATGCCCGAAGCTAATCCCCCGATTGGGTTTTGTAACTCTAGCTCAAGCCAGCCCATGACGCCACCTGATTGAGCGTGAGCGGCGGCTGACGCCCGGATTTCAGGGCCTCGAGCGTCATCTGCATGGCGTAATCCCGCACCGCTTCGGGCTCTACGCCTTGCTCAGCAAGGGTTTCGGCCACGGCGAGGCTCGATTCGGCCGTGCGGTGGACGCCAGACGCGGCCGCGACGCCGCTGACAAACGCTTGTGCCAGCGATTTCGCCTGCGTCCCCCGTACCCCCTTACTTTTATGCGCTGCCTCCTCGACGGGCGCCTCATCGAGCTCAGCCACCACACGCGGCTTTGGGCTGATGAACTGTTCATATGTCGGCATTGGCGTCTCAATGCCCTCGTAGAGCACTTGGAAGCGCGCTGTGTACCAACGCCCCGGCTGCCTGCGCGGCACTGGATACGCCTTGCCCTGCAAGCGGCGCAGGTAGCCTGCTTTGACCAGCCGGCCGTAGTGACGCGACACCGTGGTTACGCTCTTGCCAATATGACGCGCCACCGTGATGCGCGACGGCCAGCAAATCCCGTACTTGTTGGCGTGCAGGCAGAGCGCGCCCAGGACACGCAGTCCCGTTGGATGCAGCTCGTCGTCCTGTATCGCTCGAGCTGGCATGATGGCGTAGAGCCGTGTGTCCGGCTTGCCGTCAAAATGGGATTTCATCGTCGAGATCTCGCTTGTTGATGCCCTCGATTGTGGCGTCAGGCCACATCTCCTTCGCCTTCAGCGCCGCAGTCGGGATCATGTTGACGAGCTCGTCGATGTAGAAGCGCGGCATGTGATCTGGCAGCACGCTGAACTGCGCAGCGCTGGTGTAGATGCACACGAGCTGGCCATCGCGACGCTTGCCAATCCACAACGCTTCATCGGCTGGCTTAATGCCATCTGCTCGAGCTGCTGCGTCGAGGGCTCGCCACGCTCTCGCCATTGCGCCGGCACGTTTTGCGATCAGCTCGTCATCGCCCGACGCAATCGCGTCATCGAGCTTCTGCTGCTGCGCCTCGAACTTGGCTTTCAACTCCGGCGCGACATGGTTTTGTAAATGTCCGCCCCACACGAGCTCGAGCTCTGTTGCGATGCGATCCAAATGCTCGATCATGGCCGACCCGGACGGGACACGGGACACTAAAGATGTGTCCCATGTGTCCCGGCTCGCGTGATTTGGCGATTGTTGTCCCGCTGCGTGTCCCGGCCCGTGTCCCGTCCTGCTACGTCGTTGTTTTTGCTGCGTCTTTTTCATAGGTCCGTGTCCCGCAACGTGTCCCGGCGCGTGTCCCGGGCAAACTCCTCTCCATCCTGCCGAATTGGCCATGCGCGGCCATTTCTAGCCCCTGCGCGTCGCTTTTTGACGAGTGCATTGGCTGCTCGATTGAACGCTTTTCGCTTCGCCGTGCGGTCGCCTTCGCTGATTTCCAAACCCAGTGCCATGTCGCGCCATTGCTCCTGCGACACCGTTGGCCAATCGACGCCGTTCTGGTTTGGCCGCCCGCTCTCGAGCAGCGCTTCATGCAGCGCGTGAAGCACGGCTTGCTGTACCGTCGTGAGCTGTTCCTCGACCTGAGGTTTCTCGCCGAGGCTCTCCAGCACGATGCTGCTTTCCACATCATCGAGCACATGCGCCTGGACATAGACCTTGTGGCCTTGGAACCACGCCGGCTCGGCCGCCTCGAAATCCTTCATCTTCTGCGTGATGACCTCGAGCGTGGTGTCGTTGCGCTTGCACTGGAGCGCCGCATCTAATGCGCCGAGCAGTGAGCTCGAGCCACGCAAGCCACGGTCAACCTTGCCCTGGTGATGCACCGCGATAACCGTCGTGTCGGGCGCGAAGTGCGCCTTTACCGCATCCAGCGCCTTGATTGCCTCGCCCATGTCCGTGGCGCTGTTCTCGTCGCCCGACATGCACCTTGCCAGCGTGTCGAAAACGATTGCCCGCAGCGGTTTGCGCCGCCTCATAGCCTCGAGATCCGCGATCAGCGCGTCGATTGCGCCTTCCTCGCGCAGCGGCACCGGCTCCTCGATCACGCCGAACACGCCACGCTGCGGTTCGACACCGCGCCAATGATGCCACGCCGCTACACGCTTACGCAGTGCGCCGCCACCTTCGCCCGCCACATAACAGACATAGCCTTGCTCGAGCTCGTGGCCGTCGAAAGGCACGCCGTATGCGAGGCTCAGCAGCATGTCGAGCGCGAGGAACGATTTGTAGCTGCCGGGCTCGCCATAGATGGCCGTCAAGCTCGACTGCGGCAGGTAGTTTGGGATGAGCCAATGCGCCGGCTCGCGCGTAAGTATGTCAGTCAGGTCGGCATACTTGTACGTCGTCGTGATGTCATCCAGAGCGACAGGCTCTGCGCTTTTGACCAGAGCTGCGAGCTCGAGCTTCGTGCCGCCGGCTTCGATCCAGTCCGCCACATCGCCCTTGTGCTCGAGCCCCGGCAGCTCGACGCGTCGGATCTCGCTTGCCCACGGCTTTAGCTTCTCAATTACGTCGTCTGCGTGATCGCTGCCTGCTTGGTCGTTGTCTGGCAGGACGAACACGCGCCGGCCGTCGAGCCATTTGCCCAGACTTACATGCCAGTTCTTTGCGCCGCCGGCGTTGCAGGTTGCGAGCAATCCGAGCTGCTCCAGCGCGTGGACGCACTTCTCGCCTTCGACAATGAAGATCGGCTTGTCTGGCGCCGCGAGCAGTTTGTCCAGGCGGTATGGCACCGGGTAAAACGCGCTGTCTTTGCTCGGCGCCAAGTTGCGCACCGTGTATTGCCGGAAAGTCTTGTCGCCGGTGCCATCTTCATGCCGCTCGACGCGCAGATGCTTGTCGCCGTGTTCGCTCATGTACCAGAACGTCTCGACGAGCTGCATCCCGGGCTTAAACACGCTCATATCTTCCACCGGCGCGTCATCAAGCGGTGCGCCGAACTCGCTGTGTAAATAACGCGCAACGGCGCCGCGTTCCTCGCGCTCACCCACGGGGATCAGGTGAGTTCGCACGAGGTCCACGACGCCGCCGCTTTCGCCCGTCTCGTGATCCATCCACACGCCTCGGTCGAGGCGCACAGACTTCGAGCCGTGGGTCCCCCAACGGACCTCGTGCTCAGTGACACTTGACGGTTCACCCCACACAGCTCTGGCTGCTGGCAGGATGTATGATCCCCAATCCTCCATGACGCTTAGAACAAATCGTCGTCGCCATCATCGGAGGACGGGGAGGGCTGCTCCACCGCTGCGTCGCCGGGACGATCAACAAAGCCCGTGACCTCGAGCTGCGGCACACGCACCGTGGCCGGCCCCATCTTCACGGACTCGCTTCCTGTCACCTTGACTGCGGCTACCTTGCCCTTGTTCTTGGCTGCTCCGGCGTGGATCTCGCCCCAGATTGCCTTGAGAGCTGTCCTCGAAGCCGCTGCATTTGTGGCCCAAGGCTTCCAGCCCTCGCTCAGAGCGCCGTCTGCCTCGGTCACATAGACATCGACATAGACCGCCGCCTTATGCTCGTCGCTTGGCGGTGTCATCTTGGTGCCTGGGATCTCGGCCCACACCCAATCCGGCGCCTCGCCAGTCGCGAGCTTGCCGAAGCCTGTCTTGAGGCTCGCCGGGTCGATCAGGAAGCCCGTGAGCTGCACCTCCGCACCGTCGATCTTCCACGCGTTGGCTTGGCTGCCCCAGCTAAAATATGCACCTGCGCCGCTATCGAGCGCGTCGAATGGATTGTTCATCAGTTTGCCTCCTCATTAGGGCCATTGGCCGCGTTCAGTTCCCCGCCGACTTGCGGGCAGGCGTCTAGGTATGCCTGTAGGTTTGTTTCCGGGTATCGCACCAGCCTGCCGACCTTGATGGCTTGCGGCCCCGTTTCGTCGCAGCGCCAATGCCGCAGCGTTGACAGGCTTACTTGAAGCCGCTCCGAGACCTGTTGCTCAGTTAGAAGCGTTTCGATCATTCATCTTCCTCATCAGTTTGCCGGATGGAGCCGCCATCCACGGAACCCGTCGCCGGGTATTTCTTCGCCCATCCAAGCCAGCCGAGAATCGCTGCCCACGTCTCCCAAGGCATGATGACGAGCGTCTCGCGGTGATCGTCGCGGGCGAACATGATGTCGCTGCCGGTCCCTTGTTCGAGCGCGTTGTAGAGGCTCGAGTAAGACTTGCGCCGGCGCTTGCACTCGCCAATGAGCCCGGCGATCTGCACGTCGCCCGAGTACCGGCCGCCAAGTGCGCCGGAGAGCGGCGTCTTAACCGCCTCGATGCCGAGTGCCTCATGCGCTCGCACGATCTCGAGCTCGTAGCCCGAGCCCTTGCGCTTCGACGCTGAGCTCACGACGCCGGGATCGTCTGGACTTGATCGCGCAGCCGGTACGAGAGCGCCTCTCGCAGCAGCTCGTCGCACAGGCTGGATTGGCTGCGACGCTCGAGCTTCGCGGCTTTCGCCAGCGCCTCAGACACGTCGTCGGATAGGTGCAAATGTTTGTGCTGCATTTTTTTTCAGAAAAGTAGCGATTGGGTCTTGTAAGGATACCGTAGCGGTTCTATATCTGAACCGGAAAGTTTACAGAACCCAAACGGAGGGATCCCAGAAAATGCGTGAGTTCTTCAAAAACCCCAGCGACTACGCCGCCGAGCTGCTGGCCGCCTACGAGGGCGACGCCTACAGCGCCAAGGCTGAGTTCGCGGCTTGGGCCACGGAGTACGGCGCGCCCCGGGGTTGGCGGCGGGACGTGAAAGCGGCCATCGACGAGGCGGTCGGCTGGGAAAAAGACGCAATCAATTACGGCCCCGAAGTTGGGGCCATTTTTAATTTGGCAGCCTAGAGGAGACAGACATGGCCAAAGTTTTCGTCACGACCTACGGGAAATACAACGCCGGTTACGGCCTCACGGGCAACTGGTTTGACCTGGAGGGCTTCAACGACAAGGCCGAGTTCATCGAGGCGGCCGAAAAATTCGTCAACGAGGCCGACCCCGAGCTGATGTTCACGGATTGGGAAGGGATCCCCAGCGGCATGATCGGCGAGTGCTGGATCGCGCCGGAGCTGTGGGACTGGCTGGCACTCGACGACGCTGACAAGGCGATTGTCGAAGCCTACCGCAACAACGTGGACGAGGCCGGCACCATCGAGACGGCGCTCGAGGCTTACGGCGGTGAGTTCGCCAGCGAAGCCGACTGGGCCGAGGACTTCATGGACGGCACCGGCGTCATAACCAACGACTTCGTGCGGCGCTACTTCGACTACGCCACCTACGCCCGGGACGCGCGGCTCGGCGGTGATGTGGCGTTCGTGCGGGGCAGCGATGGCGACGTGATCGCCTTCTACACCAACTGAGCGGGGAGGGTACTGACCATGACGACCAGGACTAAAGATCTGGCCGAATACGTCGCGGACTACGCGCTGAAAAATTACGAGAGCGGCTGGGACTACATCGTCGAGTGCTGGGAGCTCAACGAAATCGAGGAGGCGCTGATCGAGAACAACGCGACCAGCGAAAAAGCAGCGCTCGCCGTCTTTAAGCCGATTGTCGGGATCTTCGAGGAACGGCGCGTTGACGCCAAGAGTTACTGAGGAGGTGTGACCATGAAAACCGAAGTGCGCCGCATGATTTGTGACGTACTCGCCATCGCCAAGCGCGAAGGGCTGTGTGACGACAGCCTTGAGCGCGAGCTGGTGGTCCGCCTCGCCAATCGCAAGGGTCGGAGCAACGGCGGCATTAAAAACTACAAGCCGTGGATCAGCATTGCCATGAAAAGCATCGGCTGGGATGTGACGCCGGGCGACAAGCGCATAGACGCCTGGGACAACAGCCGGCCGAGCCCGAAGCGGACCAAGATCTTGGCGCGCTTGGCGCCGGTCAAAGCTGGCCGTGCCGCTTGGTTCGAGTATAGCAGCATCGCCAATGATCCCGAGATCGGCGACTTATACGGCGACCCAGACGACGCCCTGGCACCCCTCGCTGTTCTGATCTGCCACGAGATCGCGCACGTCATTGATTACAACTGCGGCGCGCTCGAGATCGCCGGCTGCAAGTATGGCCCCGCCGGCAGCGGCCACGGCAAAAAGTGGCGCGCCATCTACCGGCTGCTGCGAAACGCCTACGTCGCGACCGGCGCTTACAAGCCCGCGCCGGCTGCCGAGATCATTGAGTTCAAACCAAAACCCAAGACAACGATGCCGCCCGAGCTGATCGGCCTGCCGTTGTTCGACATCGCTGCATAGGAGGCAGACATGACTAACCTTTATCGAATTTGGGCCGAGGAATACGACGGCGAGGTCGTGACACCTTGGGACGTGTGGATCAAGAAAGTTGAGCGCCTCGTCGGGTTCAACTTGGACGGCAACGAAGCGCGCGACGGTTACTCGCTCGACGGCATCGGCGATATGTTTGACCGTGGGATGTCGGCTCGTGCCGCTGCGGCCGCAGTCATTAAAGCCGCGAAACGTGATCTGGATAAATAAATTGAGTCGAATTGATTTACCCAAAATTGACGCTGCATAGGAGGCAAGTATGGAAAAACCGTTCACCCTCAACTGGACCGCGTATGGCGTCGTCAATACATCGACCTTCGCTGCTGCGGACGAAGCGCTGGCCGAGGCGGATCGGATCGCGAAGGCGGTCGCCGCGTCAGGTAAAAGCGCCTTCACCTATCTCACTGTGACGGACGAGCGCACCGGCGAGGAGCTGTTCGACAAGGCGGTGCGCGCATGACCTACGAAATCAAGATCGTCCGCGCCGACGGCCTCGAGTTCACCGCGTTCACTTGGTTGCATGGCGACCCAAACCGGGGCGTCGAGCGCGCTGTGCGCTGGGCAAAGGGCAAGGGCATACCGTATCGGAGCGTTTATGCTTTGCCTTGTTATTCCAAAAGCTAATCGGTACATTGCCGGAATATAAATAGAAAGCCGGGGATCATATGGCTAAACACTCAGGTAAATATGTCGCCTACTACCGCGTCTCGACGCAGCGGCAGGGCGCGACAGGCTACGGCCTCGAGGACCAGCGCGAGCGCGTGCAGTCCCACCTTAACGGCGGCGACTGGGAGCTGATCGCTGAGTTCACCGAAGTAGAGTCAGGCAAGCGCTCGACCGACCGCCACAGACACGAGCTGCGCAAGGCGCTCGAGCTGTGCGCTTCGGAGGGCGCGACGCTGGTCGTGGCCAAGCTCGACCGATTGACGCGCAACCTGCCATTCTTAACGCGTATCATTGAGAGCGGTGTGCAGATGATTGCGTGCGATGTGCCGCAGATGGCGTCGCCTCACCAGAACCGCTTCGTGCTGCAACTCATGGCCAACATCGCCGAGCTTGAGGGCGCAGTGATTAGCGAGCGGACGCGTGACGCGCTGTCCTCCGCAAAAAAGCGTGGCGTTGTCCTGGGGGCGCCCGACCCGGCTGCTGTCGCGCCGCTTGGTGGCGAGGCGGTCACGGCGTCGGCAGATGATTTTGCGCTGCGCGTCGGCCCGGTCATCGAGGAGCTCGAGGAGTATGGCTGCGTCACCTTGGAGCAGATTGCCAAGGGCCTCGAGGCGCGCGGCGTGAAGCCAGCTCGCGCTACGAAACCAGACGGCTCGCCACGAATTGGCAAGAACGGAAAGCCCATAACGAAGTGGTCATTGTCGAGCGTCGCAAACGTGCGGCGTCGTTATCAGGAGTTAAAGGTGTGAAAGAAGTTATCAGCAAAAGTGAAACGCGTTTCGGTTTCCCATCACCTGAGGAGCTGGCTGAGCAGCGCCTCGAAGCGCGCGAAGCGATGCGCAAAACCGTGGTGTTTCGGTGGGCAAAATTCATCGCATCGCAACAGGCGTTTCGGCGCAGCGCGGAGGCCGAGGTGAGGGCAGGCGGCGCCAAAAACGCGGCACATGCTTTTTGGTATCAAAACGACAGTCACATCACGACGCTGCTGTATCTGGTGCACTACACGCTTTCCGATCAAAGCCGCAGTCAGTCGAACTTACAGAGTGATCTCGCATTTAGCCCGCCGTTCGTTCGTAAGCTCTACCGTGACGCGCTTGAACGCGATCTGATTACGATAGATCTGCGCCTGACCGACGCAAGCCTCGAGCTCTATTTCTGGCGGGTCGAGGGCCTTCTTAGCCTGACCGAATTAGAGGATTTCGCGGACTCGCTGCACGTCTGGAACGTCGCGCGCAGCAAGCCGGCTAACATCGAGCAACAAACGGGAAAATCGTGAAACGCGTTTCCATGCAAAATGAAACACGTTTCACTAGATGCGCCGCAACGGAACCGCAATGCTTACTGACATGAACGAGGCAGACACATGACGAAGCTGCCATATCTCAAGCGAGAGTCAGTTAATGGCAAAGCGTATATCTATGTTCGGCGCGGGTCAGCCGAGCGCATCCGGCTCTACGCCGACGAAGGAACGCCAGAGTTCTTCGCCGAGTACGCCGCCGCGCTCGAGCAGCTCGTTGGCCCAGGCGACGACGAGGCAGCTCGGCACACGTTCCGCTGGCTCGCCTCGCAGTATTACGCCTGGCACGGGTTTACCGAGCTGCATCCATCAACGCAGCGAGCTCGACGCAACGTGCTCGAGCAGTTCCTGCCCGCAATCGCGCGCGACGATTACCGCAAGCTCACGCCGCAAGATGTCATCAGGCTCGTTGACGAGAAAGCTGATCGTGGTAAGCCTGAGGCAGCGCGCCAGCGCCTTAAAGCGCTTCGCGGACTGCTGGACTACGCAGTCAGCCGTGGCCACCTCGAGCTTAACGTCGCGCGAGATCGCCGCGTTGTCGAAGTTAAGAAACAGCTACGCACAAACCCCGACGGCCATCGCACATGGACGCGGGATGATGTCGCCGCTTACTTCCAACGCTGGGGGCACGGCACTCGCGAGCACCTTCGGCTTGCCTTACTACTATATACCGGCGTCAGAATTAGCGACGCCGCAATCCTCGGCCCGCAGCACGAGCACGACGGGTTTC